CGTCTGACAATTGAGAATGAATACTCCGTACATCAAGCCCCTGCGATACCATTTCTTCTTTAACCGCTTCGCAATGCGCTATTCCAGCGGTAAACACAAGTATCTTTTTACGATCCGACGTAAGCTCTCGTATTTCTTTAACTGTGCGGGAAATCAGATCATGCTTATTGAAAGCACGTTCCATTTCTCCCGGAACATAATCGCCGCCGCGAATATGCACTCCCGTCATATCGGCCCTGTTAATTGAATTCTTAGAAATAATATTACAAAGATATTGCTTTTTATCGCTGTTCTTAAAATGGTTGGGGTTTATAAGTTCTGGAATAGTGGTAACGTGGCAAATATCGTCAAATATCGCATCTTCTCCCTCGTTCAACATTCCTGTGCCAAGACGATAAGGAGTCGCGGACAAACCACCAATAATTATTTTAGGGTTTATCTTGAACATTTCAGCAAGGAATTTTCGGTATGTGCCAAACTTCTTTTGGGGTACACGATGGCTTTCATCGATGAGAATTAAATCAAAAAACCCCAATTCCCATGCCTTGTTGTAAACTGACTGTATTCCGGCAAATAGAATCTGATTGTGCGTATCCCTCGATTTAAGACCGGCGCTATACACGCCAACGTCAAGCAGTCTATCGTCAAGAAATCCCAATAATTCCTGTGCGTTTTGTTCTATTAAGACCTTTTGATGAGTAAGAAGCAGTACGCGAATTCCGGGATACTCCAGCATCTTGTTGACGATAAGTGCTTGCAAAAATGATTTTCCGCTCCCCGTGGGCATGACAATAAGAGGGTGCTTGCCGTGGTTTTCACCACAATAATTAAAGAATGAAGAAACTGCTTCCTTCTGATAGTATCGCGGAGTTAGCATCGCTCATTGTCCTGTGATTCTTTTAAAAATTCCTGGTCTTTTTCAATTATGTTATCATCAATATGAAGCGCGGTATTATTGTATCCTTCAAGATAAAGGCCGTCGAGACTTGTTATTCTTGACAGCGCGACATATCCCATATTTTCAACAAACGTATCCCGCAAATCAAGGTTCACATAATCAAATGTCGCGCCCTGACTTTTGTGAATTGTCAAGGCCCACGCGAGCTTTAAAGGGAATTGCGTAATTGACGCGACAGTGACATCTCGCCCCTGTCTCTCATTGTATTCTTCAAGTTCCCATTTATATCTTGTTATGTCAAGTATTTTACCAGTGCGATACACTTTTATTTTTACAACACCATCATCTACACCGGATAGATCAACGACTTCGCCAAGCGTACCATTAACAATATCACGCTTGAAATCGTTTATGATAACCATTATCCTCGCACCTTCTTTGAGAATAAGAGTTTCCATCGCAAGACAATTTTTTTTAAGCATTTGAACCTTAAAATCAAGGCCAAAACTTTCCATCCTTGCAATATGAGAATCGGTTTTCAAACGCACAAGCTCTGATGAATTTAAAATATCAACATTGACATTTTTGCAAAAAAGATTTACTGCCTTATCAACGTGCTTTACATTATGAGACAACGCTTGCAATGCCCTGTGGTGATCCTCGTTTATATCATTCCTTCGTATGCTGTTTAAGATATCTATAAACATCGGATCACCGTCTTGCCGATATATCTTTTGCAAATAGCACACTTTGAAATCAAGCGCCTTCCATGACATCGCGTTAAAGCAGTAATTCTTTTTATCACTATTTTTATTGACCGGGGGAAGTTGAAAAAAGTCTCCGATAACAATTACTTGCAATCCGCCGAACGGTATCTTTCGCCCCCTTACAAAACTACATACTTCGTTCACCATGTCGAAACGGAAATCATGAAGCATTGATATTTCATCAATAACCAGGACATCGGCTGTAAATATTCGCTCGTAAGAAAATTTATCGTTTCGCAGCTTCCACAAATCTTCTTCCGTAAGCTTTTCCTTAATACCAATACCGGCCCATGAGTGAATTGTATGGCCGTTTATATGAGTGCTGGCAATGCCCGTGCTTGCGGTCACGGCGACAATCTTGCCGCCCCCGCGCAACTTTTCTATTATAATATTGAGCGTATATGTCTTGCCGGTCCCTGCATTTCCTGTTAAAAATACGTTGTGTCCTTCGAGGGCTAATTGAATTGCCTTTTCCTGTTCCATTTATATCCCCTTCAACCTCGGGTCAAGCTTCTTCGCCGCCTTCCACTGCTTGTCGCCGTCCTGCACCTCTTCGCCGTCAAAAGGATTTTGCGCCCCCGTGCGGTCGTCTTTGACTATCGCGGTTACGAATTTAATGTCTTCGCGCAGCGCCGTGCTGGTATGGATCGCGTCAAGCTTTTTGGTTTTTATGTCTGGAATTCCGGTCAAGCTTGTATTGGCGAAAACAATTCCTTTCTTTGTTTTGTATATCACGCTCTCGCCCTGGTGCTCTACGAGTTCAGCGTCAACGAGCGCGGGATTATAAAGATGATCGTCGCACCCGACATGAAGCACGTCCTCGGGGATGATATTTTCCTTGAGCGTACACTTCCGCACACCGCCGTCAACCGGCTCTGAATACCGGCACGTTTTACAATTAACAAGCGGGAAGCGTCCATCGTGACATACCTCTTGAAATTCACACCATTTGCAGGCAAACGCTTCGCGCTTGTCAGATATGCGCGGCGGGATAATCCAATTATCGAAGATGATGGACCAGGCCTTTTCGATAATTGCCTCGGCCTCTTTGCGGTTGTACTCCGTGCGGATTGACAGGTAATCGCGTCCGCCGGGAGTGGATACGGTGAGAAAATGGCGCGTGAGCTTCATTTCGTGCATATAGATTTGGGCCTGTGCGTAATACGTTCCGTTCCATTCGCGCAGTGCGTTCTTCTCACCCTTCTCAGCGCGTATCTTTTTTAGCTTTTCAAAAGAAGTTTCGTTCACCGATTTGTGTTCCCAGGTATGAAAAGTTTCGGGCGATTCAAGCAATCCCAACGCCGCCCCGTCGCAATGGCCCCGGAAGTGGTCAAGCAACAGGGAAAAACCTATCTGTTTTTCGGGATCGTCCGGGTCCGAAGTAATAAGTTCAATGCCGGGGACCATGCGAAGACGCGCCGCCATAATATCCTCTTGAACATGCCCGTCTTCTATGTTTCGGACACCTTGCGCGGCCCACGCTCTCTTTTCTGCGTTTCTAAATGAGTAGAAAAGCTTCCGATGGCATTCATCTCCGATTTGTGACATGCCCAGGTAGTGCCGGGGAGCCTCGCTGTTCTTCTTTTGTTCAAGTGCCTTATCAACTTCCGCAAGCGTGATATCGAATAATTTGTGATCCAATTTAGCCATTCTTTTTCTCCCGCTTTTCTTTTTCGGCCTTCATCGCCTCGGCAACGTCGTAAGATTCGACTGCAAGGGTTTCATTGAATATTTGCTCGTCGTTCCTCATAATTAACGCGCTCATCGCCGCAACCGCGATTTCTTCCAGCGTGAGTTCGCGTGGTTCGGCGGTGAGTAATTGCGAAGTAGAAAGAATAGGGGTATTTTCTTCACAAAGTTTTCCCTCTGCCTCTAAGTGCGGAACACATTGTACCTTATATATTTCTTCATTTTTTAAATTACGACAAGAAAAAATAATTTCATGCCCTTTGAAAAGATAATGTGGTAGAATATGAGAGCATGATTTTTGATCAGGGCAAGCTCCGTGACAATGTTCTGAATGCGCATAATTGCAAATAACTTTCATTGGTTTTCTCCTTTTATATCCATCCGAGTTCCAAGTCCATCTTTGCTGTTTTTGCGGCGGTATAATCCATATATTTGTCCCATTCTCCGCCGCAATTATAAACTACAAAATAATGAGTGCTGTCTTCGCATACCCTTTTTATGATTCCATGTTCTTTTTTATTTACTCCAACATAAGTCACTTTATCGCCAACATTCATTCTTTTTCTCCTCAGAAGTACTTAATGCCTCTTTTGTCTCATCTGATTTAGCTATTTCCCCAAAAATCTTCGATGGCCTCATTGCAATCGCTTCTAATTTGTTCTGATATTTCCGCGTCCTTGCGATTGACCATCTTCATCATGTTTCTTAAATGTTTTATAGTTAATACCTTGTCTCCATTTTTTTCTAATGACGCTTCTACTAAATTTAAAAGTAAATCAAACCTGTCCATCTTTCATCCCTCCAGCTTTCTGTAAATCCACACATAAAGGTCATGCACTACGCATACGATCAGAATTATAAACGCGATAGTCGCTACTACGCCGAATATGAAAAGCGCACCCACAAGAGCCTTAAAAAGAAAAGAAATGTCTTTCCCGGCGAAGTGAGCAATAATAGAACCGACACCGTGCGATACTGCGAATAGTACTATTCCCCAAAACAACATAGTGCATATTGTAACTAAATGTTTCATTACAGTCTCCTTTTTTAGATACATAACAAATATCCAATCCCAACGGTCTTGTCAATACATTTTTTTATTTTTTTCTGTTTTCCTAAAAATATGATTGACAATATTTCTGTCCCGCGTAATGTCTATCGTATATTATTCAGGAGGTAAAAACATTGTGGCAGAAGAAACCAATATCCAGTTCTCATGTTCTCACGA